TCCGTCCATAAATGCTCCATCACTGCCAGCTTCATTTTCCCAGTTCTTGCTCCGTGATGGCTTCGATGATGCGCTTGGCCAGACTCACCGCATGCGTCGCTTTGATGCGTGTGACCGGATTGCCGTCGGCGTCGGTGACACAGCGTACCAGCACCACGTTGAGGCGATGAAAGTCAGATGACTTCAGTGCGTCGCTGAGCTCGGCGATGTCGTCGAGATAAATGTCATCAGGGTTAACGATGTATTCCATGTGGGACACTCCTGTATACGGGACACAAAATCTTGGCGGGGCGGTGTGGTGTCCCTACACACCGCCCTGCCCTACTATGCGGTGTAGGCGATGCCCGGCGCCATCACGGTGATGGACGCAACGACCGGCCCTGCACCCTCTGCGGATACGGCGGGATAGATGATACTGGTAATGTAGCCCCCAGCGGTGGTCTCGATCTGTCCGCCTGCGGTGCCCTTTGGTTCCCACTTGACCTGCACCAAACTCCCCGCTTGAAACGCCGCCTCTGCGACGGCCCACAGCTCGGCGGCGACCTCGGTATACAAGAAGTTGACGGTGACTTCGACGGGCTCTTCTTTGCCCAACAGAATGATAGCGTTGTCGCCGTCGAAGGTGTATGCGGTGCTGTTGGCGCGGGTTGCGGTGACAGCGTCGATGCTCTGTGCTTGTCCGCTGTAGTCGGTGTATGACCCTGCTGCAATCTTAATGTTGACTGCGGTGGCGGCGCCGGTTACGGCTCCTGTGGTCTGTGCCATGGTGTGTGTCTCCTATTGAACGATGTCGCTCGCCGTGATGGTAGCGACCACTGCATCAAAATATTGCCCCGACGCCGCTGGCCACTCCAGCACCTGACTGCGCAAGGCGATGTCGGTCACGACCCATGCGGAGTTGCCTGCGAAGACCGTGCGAATTGCCTCGTGGTATGCCGCAAGGTATCCCTCAAGCGTCGGCGCGATGTCCATCAGCCCAATGCCGAGCGATGCTGGGCGAATCAGCGCCGTGTCCTGTATCGTCCACTCCGTGCGCATGACACTGCCAGAGCCGAACGTGAGGCGCCGTGTCTGGCTTGACTGCACACCAATGGCGCTGATGATGCGACACGGCGTGGTGGCGATGTCAACCACGTTCTTCAGCGTGGAGCCTCGCAGGACGGTGTAACTGTACCCTGTGATGCTCATCGCTTCGAGTGCGTCCAAGATGCCGTCGAGGTTGCTCGCCATGCTATGACCTCCGGATGTACGGCTTGAGCATCTGCGCCACATCGCTCGGGATGCGGTTTGATGCAAAGGCACTGCCGTCGGCGCTCACCGTGATGTCGGCAGGGACAGACGTTGCACCCGTGCGCAGTCGGTAGAGGTGCGCCCCCCAACGAAGTGCCGCCGCTTTGACATCGGCAGGGATGTCGAGGCTGTAGCTCCACTTGCCTGCTACTTGCACCGAGCCCTCTGGTGACCCGCTGTACGTCCAAAACTTTCCGCTCGATGACTTGATGCGGATGAAGTTGGTCGGGATAACGTTGAGCGGGAGTAGTACCACATCGCCTGCTGCAATCGCCGTCCCGTCGCCGTTGGTGATGCTTGTGAGCTCGGCGAGGTCGTGGTTGAGATTCAGTGTGTAGTAGTCGAGCAGATCGCCCCCATCACGCTCAAGAAGCGGCGTGAAATAGTGCGTATGCGATGCGGCGGGGCCGTGTTCGGCTTCGGGCTCAAAGTGCCGATTACAAAACTGGTCAATCGCCGCCGTGACACGGTCAGGGAGGTAGCCGAGCTGGACATCATCCGACGACGACGTGATGCCCAAGTAGGCTTTAAGTTCTGCCGTCGTGAAGTATGCCATGCTACAAAACCTTCCGCTTGGGCTTGGGCTTCTCGGCTTCGATTTCCTCTTCGAGGATGATGACCGACCCTCGGGACTCGAGGTGCTTCGCATCGCTGACGCTGATGTCGATGATGTCGCCAATGACGGGATACATCATGCGTCCACTCAGGTCACGCACTGCAAAGCCTTTAACGACTTGTACCTTCATAATGCTCCAATGCGAGGCGGTGTGCGCACACCGCCCCGCTGTTTGGTCAGATTAGCTGGCTGGGTGGACGCCGTACACGAAGGCCTCTGGCTGGGTCACGTCACCACCGAAGCGGTAGTTGACGAAGATGCCAGTGAGATAATTCTCTTGGTAGAGGTACGGGTTGCGGCTGACTTCCAAGCTGCCATTCTCAACAAATGCGTAGTAGCTCATGTTGCCGAAGATGATGGACTTGGCGCTCGCAGCCATGGCGGCAATCTTGTCCGACACGGCGACGGGGTAGCCCTCGAGGTCGCCAGCGCCGCCCACTTCGAGCGGTCGGAACTGCGGATAGTTGCCGGTCAGCGCACGGATGGCGTACTTCGTAGCGTTGCGCATCACCCAAGCGGTGGCACCCTGCTCCACGTACCATGACGGGAGCTTGCCCATGATGTTCATGATGTCGGCGAAGTCCACGCCCGTGGTGCTGGCCAGGGTCTCCGACACGGTCGCCCGTGCCAAGATGCCATATGGCTGTGAGCTACCCGTGCCTGCGATGATGGCGTTGTTGGTGGCACGTGCGGCGGCGCGGCCGATTTCCTCGGTAAGAAATGCCTCGAGGTTAGCGGCTTGGTCGCGCAAAAGCTCGTTCGATACCTTCATCGCCAACGAGTGGTTGTAAATCGTGATGGTCTTGGTGTTGGCGAAGGTTGGCTCGTCAATGTTGGCGCTACCAGCTTCTGCCACGACGGCGAAGTCTGACTTTGCGTCCTGCGCTGGCACGTCAATCTGACGGCGTGAGGTCGTGAGGCGCATGAAGCGGGCCTGTGACAGCAAGCTCAGCTCGTCACGGCGTCCCACGATGCGGTCGTAGAGGTCCTTGGGTACCAAGTAGCCGCCGTTGTCGTTGGTGCCTTCCACAAGCGTTGCCTTGGCGGCGATTTCGTCGCCCGTGCGCATCCAGTGCTTGAAGGCTTCCATTGGCTCGTTGCTGAAGCCACGCGTGGTCACGGTCTTGGCGGCGGGAGCGGCGATGACGCCACCCTGTACGGGCTCACCGGCAAGCTCTGCAATCGCGGCTTTCACGGCGTCTTTGATGTTGTCTGACATTGTGTCCTCTGCTATGTGTGTAATAGATCCATGTGTATCGTCAGGCTTCGACGATGCATCAGCAGAGCTCGATGCGTGTCCTTTTTCGCTCTTGACTTCGGTGAGTGTCCGTGGTTCTGCTGGCGTCGGCGTGAGGCTGATTTCCCCGACGACCCAACGCTTAATCTCGCCCCCATCCCGTACCACGAGGTGGGACAGAGCTCCGGTGCTGAGTCCAAGTGCTCCGCTCTGCACGAGCTTCATCACCTGCTCTGCATATTTGTGGCGGCGGTCAATCTCAATGTCGACCTCGATGCCCTCTGCATCGGGAGTCCACGCTTTGACCGTGCCGATTTGCGACTTGAGGCCGCCGAGCGCATGGTCATAGTAGACGGGCATCCCTACGAAAGAGCGGGTTTCTCCGAGGTCGGTCGCCTTGGTGAACGTGTCGCCCACGAGGTCTGCACCGCCGTAGACGATGCCTCGCCCCCGCAGTGCGTAGTCGCCAATCGCTTTGATGCTTGACCCGAATGACTTCGCTTCCATGCTACTCCCTCCCGATGATGCGCCGTGCGTATGCCTTGACGCTCTCATCTACTTCTATTATACGAGGGGCGTCAAATTGCTTCACGGATGCCACCTCAATCTCCACCTCTACCCCGGGCTCATCCTCTGCTTCGGGCATCGCCTCTTCCATCGCTTCGGGCTCCATGGCATGCTGTGCGATGACGCTCTCAGGAATCACCCACAGCTTGCACACCGCTTCCGGAGCGATGCTCCCAGCGACGATGGTGCAGGCACCGCCCTCCACCCAAAAGGCGCAGTACTTGCAGGCAATCCCCTGCGATGCGAACGGGTTCTCTTCCATGTAGTGCGCACCGTCAGCACTGATGCCTTTGCTCCACTGCCCCATGTCTTCGGCGGTGCTCAGGTACTGCGCAATCATCTCGTCCTGCCGTGGGCTGTAGCCCTCCATGACCATGGCTTTCTTGCTCATGTCTTCCTCCTCTATAATGCGCCGAGCCCATGCCCAGCCCTCATCGCCTCCCCAGCCCATCCATGCTTGCCACCCTTTGCCCTGCTCCTCCCACGTCGCCCCGTCCTTGTCCACCTCATGGCGGGCAAAGTAGGACGCCATGCGCCGGAGCGTGGCCACACTCACCGGCTGACGATTGGCCAACTGCCGTGCTCGAGCAAGGCCCACTGGGGTCATGCCTCGCTGGCTCGGTGGCTTCTCCGCTCGGACTTCGAGCGCCATGCGGGCATTGTCTGCCACCGCTTCCGGCGGTGTGTGCGTATCGCTCTCCGCTTTGGTCTCCTCAGCGGTGGCGATGTTCAGCGCCGTGAGGTAGGCGTCAGCGTCGGCTTCGTTGTCGTAGCACTGCAAGGCCTCGGCGTCGCCGTCCTTGTAGACGCAAAACACGCCGTCTTCTGCTTCGATGTGGTAGGGCATTACACGTTTATCCTTTCCAGCGTGCGCTGTACGATGGTGTCAAGTTCGCCCCGATCTGCCACCGCTTTGGCGGCTTGCGCTGCCGTCAGCCATCGCTTTTTGTGTATCTCCGCTTGCTGGTCGCCAATGACATACGGCGCATACGTGGCGTCGCTCGTAATCACGGCAGTGTCGCCGTCAAGGTTGACCCGATACGATTGGCTCAGACTCTGCGATGCCGCCAGCGTACTGCCTCGTCCACGCACATACGGCACTTTAATCTTGCCCTGCGAAATCATCGCCATCACGAAGCGGCGTTGCTTTTCGCTCTTGTACACCTGTGCACCTTTCTTAGGTGGCGGCGGCTTCTGGATTTGGATTTCGCCCTCAACGCTCTTCGCATATGCCAGCGTAATTTGACGCACGGCCTCGCGATAGGCGCCGAGGGATATGTTGGCAATCACTTCAACTTCGAGCATTACTTCACCAGCCGCAGCGCCGTCGCACAACGACAATTCGGATGCGCGGGAGGCTCATAGCCACCCCACTCTGATTCTTTCTTGCCATCCAATGGATAGCAGATGGGGCACTTCTTGACCATCTCGTCCCGCTCCGTAATCCATACCCGCTCATAGTTGAGGCCACGCTCCGCGAGGTAATCCTTGTAGATGACGTTGGCTTGTGTTTGGCTTCGCACAATCTCCGTGCGGGCAATCATCAGTGCACGGGCAGGGTCAACGCTGGGGCGCAACATCTCAGCGACGTCTTGCGCCGTCATGCCTGGCGTCTGGCGAAATGCGTCAATGACTTTCTTGATGCGTGCGGCGGTGGTGGCGTCGATTTGGTCGGTAGTCATCGGCACGTAGTCAACGAGCCAATCCACCACACGGTCGTTCGTGGCGTCGGTCGCAGTGACGCCGATTTGATTTCCCACCGTGTCGATCTGTGCTTGTGCCACACGGGACAACTCACGATTGAGCACGGGAGCGACGATGTCCCGCAATGTGGGATTGACGTCTTGGTTGCGCAGAATCTTGCGCACCCACGCCGCACCACGCTCAGCGAACTTGCTGATGAGCTCATCGTAGATGCGCCGCTCGTCTTCCGTCATGTCGTCCAACGCCTTGACCTCATCCACGACGTCGTGCGCCTCGTGTACGGTCATTTGCGGGCTTAAGCGCATCATCACGGACTTGACATCGTCTTTGCTCAAAACGTCGCTCTCAAAGGCGCACACGGGGTCTTTCCCTGCCTTGATGCGTCGCTCTAACTTCTTGGCAAGCAATGCCCACTCTGCGGAGCGTGCGGCGATGATGTCGTCATTCTCATCGTCGTCCGGTGTCTCCTCAATGTCGTCATCCGTGGGCGGGGCGGGACTTGGCTCCGGTGGCTCGGGCTCGGTAGGCGGCGTGGGCTCGGGCTCGGGGCCCAGCGCCTCTTCGATTTGGTCATACCCCAAAATCGTCATCGCCCCACGGAGTGGAACGCCGGCTTGGACGAGCTGGAGCAGAGAGCCGGCACGCATCGCCTCGTCGGTCTGCAACACGTCCAGTGCTTCCGGCTGAAAGCGAAGCTGATAATTGAGCGGCTCAAGCAGTTGGTTGTTGAGCACTTGGTCATACAGGCTGAGTCGCGGCACGATGGTCTCACGCCAAAAGCTCTGTCGGTCACTGTCGGCCGTGGCGTAATTCGCAGCACTTGCCTCGAGCATGGTGCGGGGCACACCCAACGTCATGGCGATGCTCGTGATGACGCGCTCTTGGAGTTCAGGCAACATCAGCTCGTTGATGGGCGGCGTGATGGTGCTGACCTTGAGGTCGGGAGCCCGAACGAACGCCGTGCGAAATGCGTTGATGACTCCGCTGAAGCGACTTGTCCACTCTGTTTGGAATCGCTTGAACTCGCTTTCGTCCATGTTTTCCGGCAGGTTCAACACCGTGATGGGCTGTGCGCCGCCCTCGAAGAAATGCGAGGCAAAGCGCTCCAAGTAGTGACCGAGCTGGGCACTCTGCAAGGCAACGCTCGCCGGTGCAAGACCAGGTCGCACCTCGTCATACAGCGATGGCTCACGGAAATAGACGATGTCGTCCACGCTCCATGGTCCGTATTGCGCATCGCCCACGCTCTGGTGAAACGTGATGCCTGCATACGGATTGCCGGGCTGTGCTTTGCGTGTGTCCCAGTCCACTCGCATGGTCGTCGGGTTGAGAATCTGAAAGCCGGTGAGTACATTGCCTCGGCGCAGCTTGAGCCAAAAGGCACCGCCGGTGAGCAGCAGGTGGCGCTCAGTTTCCTTGATG